CGCAATTGATGTATTGAAAGCCTATAACTTGAATAGCTGACACTATATTTAGGATATACGGAAAGGAGATATTAAATATGGCAACAATAGGTTTGGATCGGCTATATTATGCAAATATAACTGAAGATGAAAACGGGAATGAAACATATGGAACGCCAAAGGTTCTGGCAAAGGCCATGACAGCGGAACTCAGTGTAGATATCGTTGAAGCGATTCTCTATGCCGATGATGGAGCTTCAGAAGTGGTCAAGGAGTTTAAAAGCGGTTCATTAAACCTTGGGATAGACGACATAGGTTCCTTGGTAGCCCAGGATTTGACAGCAACAATGTCGTTGTTTCAAGGAGCGAGGATGGGGGAAGCCCTGTAGCAGTAGGATTCCGCGCCAAGAAGGCAAATGGGAAATACAGGTACTTCTGGCTGTACAGGGTAATCTTTAACATACCAGCAACTAGTCTTTCAACCAAGGGCGATTCCATTACTTTCAGCAGCCCGACAATAGAAGGCACTGTATTCAGAAGGAACAAGCTTGACGGAGAGAATAAGCATCCGTGGAAGGTAGAAGTAACTGAAGGGGACAATGGTGTAGCGGCTCTTACAGTTTCAAATTGGTTTACAAGTGTATATGAACCGGACTATACACCAGTTACACCGACAATAACCATTATTACACAACCTGAAGCATCGACTGAAGTTACTGAAGGAAGCATCACAGGAAGCCTTTATGTTGTTGCAACAGCAAATACAAGCGATCCAATTACATATCAGTGGTATGAAAATACTGAAGCAAGCAATACAGGTGGTACTCCTATCAGTGGAGAGACTTCGGCAAGTTTCGACATACCGACAGATCTTACAGCAGGAAGTTACTACTATTACTGTGTGCTTAGCCTTTCAGGAGCAAGTGATGTTACCACTGATGTAGCTACAGTAACGGTATCCTAAATGGAGGTAAGTGAATATGGCAGATAAACTAAAACTTGATGAAGCATCAGAGGATAGAAGCTCCACTATTGAAGTAGGGGGAGAAGAATTCAAACTCGTTCTTACAACAAAGGCAACAAAGGAAATTGCTAAGAGGTATGGTGGTCTTGAGAATCTTGGAACCAAACTGATGAAGACTGAGAACTTTGAAATGGCACTCGATGAGCTTGTCTGGCTTATTACTCTTCTGGCTAATCAGTCCATTCTAATACACAATTTAAGGAGCAAGGATGACAAGAAGGATCTACTCACAGAAGAGGAAGTGGAACTGTTGACCACTCCTTTTGATTTGTCGAATTACAAGAATGCCATTATGGCAAGCATGATGAAGGGAACAAAGAGAAATGTGGAGAGTGAACCGTCAAAAAACGAGGTGGTCGGATAAGTGACGATGAGTTGTTTATCCGGCTTGTTTATTATGGCACTGCCCATTTAAATAGAACTGAAGATGAAGTGTGGCTGATGACTATTGGATATATCCTGGATCTTTGGGAATGCCACCTACAGTTTAATGGTATCTCAAAAATGAGAAAGGAATATTTTATTGATGAGGTTGTTCCCCAGTGGATATAGGTATTTTTACTAGCATAGATTATAAAACTAGCATGAATGGAATAAATATAACATTATATATTTTTAATGTAACGGTTAAAATATTACATTTGAAGTCAAAGGTGTTATATTGAGCAGACACTTCAGAAGCGGTGTCTTTTCTAATGCCCAAAATGAGGAGGTGGAAACATGGCAGACAACTTTGGTCTTAAGATAGGAATTGAGGGTGAGAAGGAATTTAAGAATGCCCTTCGGGATATTAATCGAAGCTTCAAGGTTCTTGGTTCTGAAATGAATCTTGTCACATCCCAGTTTGACAAACAGGATAAGTCTATTCAGGCTATTACAGCCAGGAACAGTGTATTGAATAAGGAAATAGATGCACAGAAAAACAAGATCAATACTTTGGAATCTGCCATGAATAACGCCTCTGATTCTTTTGGTGAAGCTGATAAAAGGACACAAAATTGGGCAATCCAGCTTAACAATGCAAAAGCTAACCTAAACAAGATGGAGAAAGAGCTGGATAAGAATATCAAAACCATAAATGATATGGAACAAGGCTTTGAAGAAGCAGGAGAAGAAGCTGAGGATTTTGCTAGTGCTGTAAATAAAGCGGCCGATGAGACAAAGGACGCTTCGGGCAAGTTTGAAAAAATCGGAGGTGTTCTAAAAGGTGTAGGTGTTGCAATTGGAGCGGCAGTTGTAGCTGTTGGTACAGCTGCTATAGCAACAGGAGCAAGTTTAGTTAAACTTGGAGATGAGTACAATACAGCCGTAAACCAGATTTCAGCTTCCACCGGTGCTACCGGACAGGAACTTGAAGAACTTGGCGAAGTAGCACAAAATGTATACAAGCACAATTTTGGAGACAATCTTGAAGATGTAGCAAATGGAATATCAGAAGTCAAGAAGACAACCGGACTAATGGGTCAGGAACTTGAAAAGGCCACAGAATCCGGTTTTGCATTGAGGGACACTTTCGGTTTTGAAATGCAGGAATCAGCTAGGGCCGCTGGAGCATTGATGAA